CTATGGTTTGATACAATCGTCATTCTTGAGCCATGCAGCCCGCACCGAAGGTCCGTTATTCGTAACGTTCCTGTATATTACGGTGGCATAACCTGAATCGCTGAAGCAGACGTCTATGCCGCGCGTGTATTGGCCCCCAATGACGGTGAAGTTTCCTTTATCCGTCCTGCACACCTCGTCGTAGATGTTTATGACCCGCGTATCCCCGCTGAAAATGAAACTCCCATCAATGCAAATTGACCCTGCATGAGCGGTGCCTCCAACAAACATGGCGAGGCAGAATGCAATTTTTGATTCCATACCGTCCTCCATTTCCACACCTTAAAGTTATACTTATTTTAGTTGCAATTCAATAATAAAGCAACTTTAGAATGCATATTCGTGAATTTTCCCTGCAACCGCCCTTTGAAGGCTGACATCCGCAAGGGAAGCCAACTCGGATATGCCTGTAGGAAATGTTTTATGCCTCGCGCTCTTGACTGCTTCGCCCCGGCAATCGAAAACGCGCGGGAAGCGGGCGTGGCGAAACTGGTAGACGCAAGGGACTTAAAAGGTCTTCCCGGTCCTAGTCACTGGTGAGTAGATCAAGATGAATGAAGGTGCAGGACTTAGCGGTCTTGCGCCTTTTTTCATCTCAATAAGTATCCACCTATGCATACATGCCCACTTATGCATTCCGTGGGGGCACGCCTGTGGCATGCCACACGACAAACCGCGCCGCCGCTGGGGTGCAATTCCCTTGTTAGCGGAAGCGTGTGGCACTCCCGCCCTGTCCCGCGTGGACCCTTTTAGGAACGCCCGGTGGGGTGATTACCCCTCACCATAGGCATCTCACAAAACCCCTCACCATAGGCCCAGCTCCCGGTTCACTTACTTAGGTGTTCCGAGGGCGGGCCTTTCTTTTTGGAAGGCTCTTCCCTTGACCGAACTCGACATCACCAACGAACTCTTCCTCGCCACCCATGGATGCCTGCCGACCGAGCATGAAGCCTGGGAAAAGCAGATCGCTCTTGAGGAGGAGATGCGCTCGGCCGGCATCGCTCGCTTCGAGAAGAGCCTTGAGAAGAACCGGGAGAAGCACGCCGAGGCTTCCAACGTCTCGTCGCGCCGCATGATCATCCACGCCCACGCCCAGGTGGTAGCCGGTCTCGAAGCCTTCCTGGCTGAGGCCAGCTCTGGCAAGGCCGGCAAGAAGCACACCGCCGTGGCGTACCTCCGGGATGCCGACCTCGACGTGGTTGCCCACCTGACCCTTCGGAACCTCTTCGACTACGTGTCGATGCGAATGAAGCTGACCCCGCTGGCTATCCGGCTGGCGTCCATGGTCGAGGACGAGCTGTACTTCAATGCGTTCAAGGGCCACGACAAGGACGCCTACGAGTTCGCCCGCAAGAAGATCACCGCGCAGACGCAGAACGCCGTCCACCAGAAGCGTTCCATGATCAAGCACGCGAAGAACAAGGGGGCCGAGTGGCAGGACTGGAGCCAGGATATCAAGGCGAAGGTCGGCCTCAAGCTCGTCGAGATCGCCGTGGAACAGACCGGCCTCTTCGAGATCGTTCGGCAGTCGGAGGGGGCGAACAACACCAACATCTATGTGGTCGCCACCAAGGAAACGCTCGACTGGCTGGGCACGGAGAACTCTCGCCTTGCTCCGCTGGCTCCGGTCTACATGCCCACCCTGGTCCCGCCGCGTCCATGGACCTCGCCTTTCCGGGGCGGCTACTGGTCCGGCCGGGTGCGCAACCTCCGGCTCATCAAGACCGGGAACCGGCAATACCTCTCGGACCTGGAGAGCGTCGATATGCCGAAGGTCTACGCCTCCATCAACGCCATGCAGGACACCGCCTGGAGCATCAACCGCCGCGTCTACGAGGTGATGGCTTCGCTTTGGGACAATCAATCCACCCTCGCATGCATACCCCAGGCTGACGATATGCCGCTTCCCGAGAAGCCCATGTGGCTCACCCCGGAGATGAAGAGGGAGGACATGGACGTGGCCCAGCTCGAAGAGTTCTCGCGCTGGAAGTCCGAGCGGACCACAATCTATGAGGCGAACGCCCGCGCCGTCTCCAAGCGGCTGGCCTTCTCCCGCATGATGGGTGTCGCCACGCGGTTCCGGGACGAACCCGAGTTCTACTTCCCGCACCAGATGGATTTCCGGGGGCGCGTCTATGCCGTGCCGCTGTTCCTCCATCCGCAGGGTGACGACGCCGCCCATGGTCTCCTCCAGTTCGCCAACTCGGTTCCGATTGGTGATGAGGAAGGGGCAAACTGGCTGGCCATCCACGGAGCTGGTCTTTGGGGCGTGGACAAGGTGAGCCTGGAAGAGCGCGTCGAGTGGGTCCAGTTCCACCAGCGGGAAATCCTGGCGTCTGCCGAAGACCCCTTCGACAACCGCTTCTGGCTCACCGCCGAGAAGCCCTGGCAGGCGCTCGCGTTCTGCTTCGAATGGCGGGGCTATGTGGCCGAGGGCTTCGCCTACGAAAGCCACCTTCCGGTCCAGATGGACGGCACCTGCAACGGCCTCCAGAACTTCTCGGCCATGCTCCTGGACGAGATCGGCGGCGCGGCGGTGAACCTCGTGCCGAGCGATAAGCCGAACGACATCTACGCCACGGTGGCCGAGGTGCTGATTCGGAAGCTCCAGGAGATCAGCGCCGGGTGCTCGGAGGACAGCACCACGAAGGTGGTCAAGGACAAGGAGACCAAGGAGGACAAGACCATCGTTGTCGAAAGCGATGGCTCCATGGCTCGCAAGTGGCTGGCCTATGGCATCACCCGCAAGGTGACCAAGCGCCCGGTCATGACGCTGGCCTATGGCGCATCCGAGTTCGGCTTCCGGGAACAGGTCTTCACCGACACGGTGACCCCCTGGAAGCAGGCGGCGGGCGAAGCTTTCCCCTTCGAAGGCACCGGCTTCAACGCGGCTTCCTTCCTCGGGCTCCTCATTTGGGATTGCGTGGGGGAAGTCGTGGTCGCCGCCCGAGGTGCCATGGACTGGCTCCAGGCGGTCGCCAAGATCGCCGCGAAGGAAAGCCTTCCGGTCATCTGGAACACCCCCACCGGCCTCAAGGTCATGCAGGAGTACACCACCAGCGAACAGAAGCGGCTTGAGCTGACCTTCCAGAAGGTCCGCATGCAGCTCTCCATCGACGTGGCGTCGAAGAAGATCGACAAGCGCAAGCAAGGTAGCGGCATCTCGCCCAACTGGGTCCACGCCATGGACGCGGCACACATGCAGCTCACCGTTGCCCGCTGCCATGCCGAGGGTATCCGCTCCTTCTCGCTCATCCATGACAGCTATGGCACCCACGCGGGGAATAGCTGGGCACTCGCCCAGTTCCTCCGGGAGGAGTTCGTCAAGATGTATGGCGACCACGATGTCCTCGCGGAGTTCGCCCAGGAAATCGGGGCCATGCTCCCCGAGGGAACCAAGCTCCCACCGCTGCCGCCCAAAGGCTCCCTGGATTTGGCTCAAGTCCTTGAGAGCCCTTTCTTTTTCGCCTGATCAATCCACCCATGCAATCCTCACAAACCACAAGGGTTTCACCATGACCAACTTCAACGAAATGCAATCCACCCTGGGCAAGGCCATCGCCATCTGGAAGTCCGGCCGCAACGTCACCTTCGCAATGGCCATGGAACTCCGCGAGCAGGGCTATGACGTTGCCGCGCTGGCCAAGGCGCACCGGGCATGAGCCGAGTTCACAACCCCTGCGTGGACTGCCGGTTTTCCAAGGCGAACTACGGCTTCGAGTGCGCCAAGCCTGAGCTGGAGATTCCCCACCCGGTTCTCGGCTCCACACGACTGGCCTGCTTCGACCTTCGCCAGAAGGGGCGGGCATGCGGTCCCGATGGTCTGCACTTCGAGAAGCGCCGGCCGAAGCGGTCGTTCTTCCAGCGGCTCAAGGAGGCGTTCACGAGTGACGGCTTCTGACCCCACACCCAACACCGTGTCCTCCTGGTGCCGCACCTTGGCGCTCCATCGGGAGGAGCTTCGGCAAATCCCCGGTCACACAGCGGCCATCAACATCCAAACCGCAAAGCGCATGATGAACCAGACAGCCGCCCAGGTCCGGGCCGGGTTTCGTCTGGTCGAGCGCACCTGACATCTAGGAAAAGCATATGAACAAATGCCCGTTCCGCGTAGGTGATACCGTTCGCCGTGTAAAAGGCACCTCGACAACCACGCGCCCCGGCTTTGTCGGGAAGATAAAGAGCATCCACCCGTGCTTACTCAGCGGCTTCGACCTTTGGTTTGAGGGCGGTGCCGTCGGGTCCTATTGGTATGATCGGCGGGACCACTGGGAGCTTGTCCCCACATCCGGGGAGGAACCCAAGTCCGCCGAGAAGGGCACCTATGTGGTCGCCTACATCGACGGTGCCGATGGCCCTCTCTTCACCGAGACAAGCCACTCATTCACCTACTGGGTCGATGCGGAGGCAAATGCATCCCAATGTGCCCAGGCTGCGCCCGGTGCTTCCTTCGGTGTCTTCAAGCTCATCGGCTCCGTCCAGATGAGGCCGAAGTGGAGCGACCCGCATGGCTAAGTACGACCTCGCGAAGACCCAGTTCCTCGACGTGGACCACGGCACCCACCATACGCTGAAAGCCTACCGCCGAAAGCGGGCGCTGATGCTCTTCGACAAGGAGGGCAAGCCAGTCCGGCTCATCACCTGGGCCAACTGGCAGAAGCTCATCTCGAAGTATCCGCACGAAGTTGAGGCCGAGAAGCTCTCGGTCAAGACCGTGTGGACCCTTGTGCCGGCCAAGCCCTGACCGATTACCCCTCACCATAGCAATTCTCAAACACGCCCAAGCTAGCCCCCTGCGCCACCTCGGCCAGGGGGTTTTTGCATTTGGGCCAAGCCAACGGAAACATCATGGCAAAAGCACCCCAGCGCCCGACCCTCACTTCCCCGAAGGGCGCTTTCAAATTCCCCAAGCTCACCGTCGCTGACACCAAGTTCAAGGAAGAAGGCGAATACTCCGTCAAGCTCGTCGTCTCTGCGGACACCCCCGGCGTGGCCCAGCTCATCAGCAAGTGCGATGACGCCGCTGCCGAGAGCCTGAAGGAAGCCAAGGCGAACGCGAAGAACGCCGCCGAGGCGAAGAAGTGGGAGACCAAGTATCTCCCGTATGCCCAGGTCGAAGATGAAGAAACCGGCGAGCCCACGGGCGAAGTCGAATTCAAGTTCACCATGAAGGCGTCCGGCGTCTCGAAGAAGACCGGCAAGCCGTGGGCCCGCAAGCCGGCGCTGTTCGATGCCAAGGGCAGCCCGATCAAGGGCGAGCCGGACATCGGTGGTGGCACCATCGGCAAGATCAGCTTCCAGATCATCCCGTATGCCCCGACTACGGTCGTCGGCGCTTCGGCCAAGCTCGCTCTCGAAGCCGTGCAGATTATCGAACTCAAGCAGTTCGGTGACAAGTCGGCCTCGTCCTACGGCTTCGGTGAAGAAGAAGGCTACGAGTACACCAAGGATGAAGACGAAGGCGACAGCCCGTTCTCCGGGGATGACGCCGCGCCGTCCGATGACGAGCCGGTGGACTTCTGATCATGGGCTACCGCACCCCGGCCGATAAACTCGGTGACGTGGGCTTGCGGGAAGGCTTCCGCTCGGGGCTGGAGGAGAAGGTTGCAGACCAGCTCCGCGCCCTGGGCATCGAAGTGAAGTTCGAAGAGCGGAAGGTGAAGTACACCAAGCCCGCCCGAACGGCCACCTACACCCCAGATTTCGAGCTGCCGAACGGCATCATCATCGAGACCAAGGGTCGCTTCGTCACCGCCGACCGCCAGAAGCACATCCTCATCAAGGCCCAGCATCCCGAGCTGGACATCCGCTTCGTCTTCTCAAACTCGAAGGCGAAAATCTCCAAGACCTCCGCGACAACCTACGCCGACTGGTGCCGAAAGAACGGCTTCCCCTTCGCGGACAAGACCATCCCCCTGGGGTGGATCAAGGAAACCCCATGAGCATGAAATCCCGTACCCGCACGGACTACATCGCCGTGCATTGTGCGGCCACGCCCCCATCGGCTGACATCGGCCGCGCCGAAATCGACCGCTGGCACCGCGCCAAGGGCTGGTTGATGATCGGCTACCACTTCGTCATCCGCCGTGATGGCCGTGTCGAGATCGGCCGTCCGGTCGATGCTATCGGCGCGCATGTCGAAGGCTACAATTCCATCTCGGTCGGCATCTGCCTCGTGGGCGGCGTCGATAAGTTCGGCCGCAGCGAAGACAACTTCACGCCTGCCCAGTTCGCCGCACTTGCCGAGCTGCTCATCCAGCTCAAGGCCAAGTACCCCAAGGCCACCATCCAGGGCCACCGCGATTTCCCGAAGGTCGCCAAGGACTGCCCGTGCTTCGACGTTCGCAACTGGGTCAACCAGACCGGCGTCTTCCTCACGAAGGAGCCGGTGGTGAACCCGAAGCCGACCGAGGGCACGCCGAAGAAGGCACCCCAGGACAACGGCTGGGCCTACCACACGATTGTCGAGGGTGACACGCTGTTCGCCCTGGGCCGCAAGTTCTCGACCTCGGTTGACCAGATCGTCGCCCTCAATCCGGGCATCAAGATCAAGTCGCTCAAGGTCGGCCAGACCATCCGGGTACGCTGATGATGATGTTGATCATTGGCCTCATTGCCGGGGTGGTGCTCGGTGCTACCGCCATTCTCTACGTGATCGGCAGGGCCTTGCAGGACGCTCGGTTCTTCTGAACCGCCGATTACCCCTCACCATAGCAATCCTCGCACACCCTCGGTCCTCACGGGCCGGGGGCGTCCGTGTTTCCAGCGCCGATGCGCAATCAACAACCGATAGGAAATCACATGAGCAAGTTCAATGTAGGCGACCGGGTAGTCCTGGTAAGGGCCGAAGGTATGGCCGCAGTGCAGGGCGCAACCGCCACCGTGGTAGAGTCGAAGTGGTCGGCTTTCACATACGTCAAATGGGACCGCAATTCCGCTGCGGGACGACAGTCGGACGGTGGCTATGAACACGACAGGTTCCAGAAGATCGAACCGAAGAAGCCCCGCCAGTCCAAGCCGAAGGCATCGGACACCAAGATCGCCAAGCTTCGCTCCCACCTCCTCGCCGGCCGCTCGATCACCCAGCTCGAAGCCATCGCCCTCTACAGCGCGTTCCGCCTCGCGGCTCGCATCCACGATCTCAAGGCCGAGGGCATGAAGATCGACACCATCATGAAGGAAGACCCGAACGGTTCGCCGTATGCGGAGTACCGCCTTCGCTCGAAGAAGGTGCGCTGACGTGACCTCCATCGTTATCCTCACGGTGACCTTGGCGGCGTACCTCGTGCTCTCCGCATGCGTCACCTATCAGCCGCCCGGTGACGGGCTCTGGCTGGTACTGCGATGACCCGGCCCCCGCTCATCCGCATTCAGAGAGTTGCCCTCGTGCAGGCTCTTATGCTTGTCGAGGACAGCTACCGGAAGAGCCTGGAGATCGAGCACCGCGACGGCTGGATAGGCCGGGTCACCCTCGGCCGCGTCATCGCCCGTGCCAACCTCCTCATGGAGGAAGGCGCTCCCGAGATCGGAAAGGAATAGCGATGATCGACGCATCTCATGCGCCGCTGCGCTTCAAGATCGACCGAGGCGATAGAACCTGGAGGTTCAAGGTTTACGAGCGGGTCTCGTTCCTCGGCTTCAAATACTGGGCCTGTGTCCGCAAAACGGACTACCTCGAAATTGCGGAGGAATTCATTCGCGACTGTCAGAAGCTTCCGCGCTTCTACCGCTAACCCACCATGACAGAAGACAGCTCCTTCGTTCGCAAGGAGCCATGCCCGCAGTGCGGCTCCAGGGACAACCTGGGCCGCTACTCGGACGGCCACGGCCATTGCTTCGGCTGCGGCTACCACGAGCCAGGGGATGGCTCCGCCCCATCACAATCCAAAATCAAAGGTACGAAGATGCAAGACCCCATCGTCGGGGAGTTCCGTGAGCTGAAGGCTCGGGGGATTACCGAAGAGACGTGCCGAAAGTTCGGCTACATCGTTGGCCAGAACAAGCACGGCAAGCTGGTCCAGGCCGCGCCCTACTATGACGAGGACCGGAACCTTGTGGGCCAGAAGGTCCGCGATGCCGACAAGAACTTCTCGTTCGTCGGCTCCATGAAAACGGCCACGCTCTTTGGGCAACACCTATGGCCGGCCGGTGGTCGCCGCGTGGTGATCACCGAAGGCGAGATCGACGCCATGTCTGTCTCCCAGGTCCAGGGCAACAAATGGCCCGTGGTCTCCATCCCGAATGGTGCCCAGGGCGCGAAGAAGTCCTTGGCCAAGCATCTCGAATGGCTGAACAGCTTCCAGGAAGTTGTGCTCATGTTCGACATGGACGAGCCCGGCCGCGAGGCCATGGCCGCATGCGTCGAGCTGTTTCCGGCTGGCAAGGCGAAGACCGCCGAGCTGCCCCGGAAGGATGCCAACGAAATGCTCAAGGCAGGCGAAGGCGACCAGATCGTCCAAGCCATCTGGAACGCAAAGGCGTACCGGCCGGACGGCATTGTCACCCTCGGGGACATCAAGGATGCTGTCCTCAAGCCGGTCGAAATGGGTTTGCCCTGGTGGTCCGAGACGCTCACCAAGCTCACCTACGGGCGGCGCTTCGGTGAACTCTATGCCTTCGGCGCGGGCACCGGGATTGGCAAGACGGACTGGCTAACCCAACAGATCGTCTTCGACATCACCAAGCTCAATGAGCCGGTCGGCCTGTTCTTCCTGGAGCAGCAGCCGGAGGAGACTGGTCGCCGCGTGGCGGGTAAGCTCGCCGGTCGCCGCTTCCATGTCCCCGAGGCGGGCTGGTCAGTGAGCGAGCTGGTCGAAGCCATCGACACCCTGGAGGCAGGCGGCAAGCTCTTCCTCTACGACAGCTTCGGCTCGACCGACTGGGAACGCATCCGGGAAACCATGCGCTACCTTCGGCATTCCGAGGGCGTCCGCATCTTCTACCTCGACCACCTCACGGCCCTTGCGGCTGCCGAGGAGGATGAGCGGAAGGCGCTGGAGGTCATCATGGCCGAGGTCGGCGGGCTCGTGAAAGAGCTGGACTGCATCATCCATATCGTCAGCCACCTAGCCACCCCCGAGGGCAAGCCCCACGAGGAAGGCGGGCGCGTGATGATCAGGCACTTCAAGGGCTCCCGAGCCATCGGCTTCTGGTGCCACTACATGTTCGGCCTGGAGCGCGACCAGCAGCATGAAGACCCCGCCATGCGTTCCATCACCACCTTCCGCGTTCTCAAGGACCGCTATACCGGCCAAGCGACCGGACAGGTGATCTACCTGGGGTACGACGTGGACGAAGGCCGGCTCTTCGAAACCGAGATGCCGGAGGAAAAACCTCACGGTTTCAAGGACGAGACGCTGAACGACGACCCGCCGTTCTAGGAAATCGGTCCTCTCTTATCCACACCCTATCGCCATATAGGAAACTTGTCCTAGCTTGTCGCCGCACGATGAGCTAGGACTATGTTCCTATTCTGTTCTCATTTTGGAAGATGCTATGACGCACCACGATACCAGCATGCACGTTCTCTCCGCAGTCGCCGCCATCGGTGCGCTGGGCCGGGAGAACAAAGCACTCCTGCTCGACAACGAAAAGCTCATCAAGGGCGCTGCAAATCAGGCCGCGACTATTCGGACGCTCAACGAGCGCAACTCCTCACTGGAAGCCGAGGTCACCACTGAACGGTACAACGTCGAGTTCCTCAAGGCCCAGGGCCGCAAGACCCGCGTGAAGAACCGGGACACCAAGCACCAGCTCGTGCAGGCCAGGAATCACCTGGGGCAGGCCCTCGACCGCGCCGAGCGTGCCGAGCGGACCAATGCAATCCTGCGGGCTCAGATGGACAGCCTCATGTCTGAACATCGGAAGCTCCGGGAGCGCCACGAGCGGGCCATCGGTTCCTGCATCCGCGTCTATCCCTCCGGCAGCTCGGCCTTTGATGTCCGCGTTGACAGCTACCAGCACGACTACCGCGTCCGACTGACCCAGCATGCGCTCGACTACGCTGTTGACGGTCGCACCCTTCGCCGTCTCGGCAGCGAGGGTGTGAAGGAAATGGTGCAGGTCACCGCCCACCTCATGGCAAAGGTCATGCGCGACAAGATCGAAGCCGAGCTGACCAAGCTCTTCGCCTAAGCGACCACAAGGAAAACCTCATGCATTCCCTGCACAACATCGCCCCCACTGCGGGGCCGCTTCCGCTTGCCTGGAAGGTAATGCTGGTCAATATCGACCTCGCATCCCACCCGCATGTGCCGGTCCTTTCGGGCGGCGCTCTCCGCGATCACATCCACGGCGCGGTGGTCAAAGACCTGGACATCTTCCTTCCCTACGACCGGGACCGTGTAGCCGTACTTGATGAGTGCCTCAAGTACGATGACTGGAAACTTACCCAGTCCATCGGTGCGTCCTGCACGGACCTGGGCGAAGTCGTGGAAGTCCGAGGCTACCAGAAGGCCGGCCAGACCGACCTCAACATCATCTACCTCGACCCCGAGGTGGACACGTCCCCCCTGGGCATCGCCAGCCGGAACGACTTCGGCATCTGCCAAGTCGCTGCGTGGCTGGAGGGCGGCGAGTGGCGCTTCGATTACACCGAAGCTTTCATCGACGACGTGATGGCCAAGACCTTCACCCTGACCCGCGAGGGCGACGAAGCCCGCAGCCTCCGCCGTTACGAGCGCCTCAAGGAAAAATATCCCGACCACACGCTGGTCACTCCCAACATCGCCCCCACGACGAGCCTCCTTCCGATCTAATCGAAGGGGGCTTTTTCTTGCTCGTGGGTGTCACTCCCGCGAGAGGACATCCCCCTTGGATACCCCAAGCTTCATCTGGCGTTACCCTGATGGTACGCCCGTCACGATCTCCGGTCCTCGATACAATTTCGACATCGAGAGCAACGGCCTCCTCGAAACCCTGGACCGCATTCATTCCATCTGCTTCGAAGACCTCGACACCGGAACGGTCTACTCCGCTCACGATCATGCCGACCTCTGGACGAACCCCGACGACACCGTGGTCACCCTCTCGGTGGTCGAGGCTGTCCGCATGCTCTTCGAGGCTGGTGAGCTGGTTGGCCACAACATCATCAAGTTCGACCTTCCGGCAATCCAGAAGGTTTTCCCGTGGTTCAAGCCGAAGGCGCGCGTCACGGACACCCTAGTGCTGTCTCGTCTCATCTTCTCCAATCTCGGGGATTGGGATGCGAAGCAGTCCCGCAAGGGGAAGTTCCCCGGAAAGCTCATCGGCTCCCACGGTCTCGAAGCCTGGGGCATCCGCCTCGGTGAATGGAAGGGTGACTATTCGAAGATGATGGAGGAACAGGGGCTCGACCCTTGGGCCTTCTGGTCGCCGGAGATGCAGACCTATTGCGAGCAGGACATCGTGGTCACCCGCGAGCTGCTCAAGCGCATCGACCAGAAGCGGTATGCCCCCCAGGCTATCGAGCTGGAGCACGACTTCGCCAACATCATCGCCATGCAGGAGCGTTATGGCTTCGGCTTCGACGAGGAAGATGCAGCCAAGCTCTACGCCAAGCTCATCACCAAGCGGCAAGAGATCGCCGCGAAGCTCCAGACCAGCTTCCCTCCGGTGATCGTTCGCACCCCCTACGTCCCCAAGGTCAACAACAAGGCCAGGGGCTACGTGAAGGGCGTGCCGACCTTCAAGGAAAAGCTGGTCGAGTTCAACCCATCGTCCCGCCAGATGATCGCCCAGAGGCTCAAGGAGTTCGGCTGGGAGCCCGAGGAGTTCACCCCGAATGGCCAACCGAAGGTCGATGAGACAATCCTGTCCAAGCTGCCGTGGCCCGAGGCCAAGGTACTGGCCCATCACTTCCTCATTGAGAAGCGCATCGGCCAGCTCGCGGAAGGTGATCAAGCGTGGCTCCGGCTGGTTCGCAAGGGTCGCATCCATGGTGGCGTCAATACCAATGGTGCCGTTACCGGGCGTTGTACCCACTCACGCCCTAATGTCGCCCAGGTGCCCTCCGTTGGTGCCCCCTATGGCGAAGACTGCCGAGCCCTGTTCCGCGTTGGGAAGGGCCGCAAGCTTGTTGGGGCCGACCTCTCGGGCCTTGAGCTGCGATGCCTCGCCCACTTCATGGCCCGGTACGATGATGGCGAATATGGCCGGATGCTCCTCGAAGGGGACATCCACTGGGTCAACGTCCTCGCCCTTGGCTTCGTCCCCGCCGGAACCGAGCGAGACGAAGAAGGCCACCCCATCCACAAGCTCTTCCGTGGCGGGGCCAAGACGTTCATCTACGGCTTCCTCTATGGTGCCGGTGATGCGAAAGCCGGGTCTATTGTGGCAGACATCGCCATGCGCGAGGTCCGCGACGGTCTAGGCTGCTCGGTCTACAAGAAGTATTTCCCGGCCAAGAACGAGCTGGGCTACAACCCGAACCCGACCGAGGAAGACCTCAAGCGGGTCGGCAAGCGTCTCAAGAAATCGTTCCTCGACAAGACCCCGGCCATCGCAAAGCTTCGCGAGGCCGTGGCCGCTGCCGCTGCTCGCGGTTACCTCATCGGCCTGGACGGTCGCAAGCTGCACGTCCGGTCTCCCCATGCCGCCCTCAACACCCTCCTGCAATCCGCAGGTGCCCTCATCGCCAAGCAGGCGACCGTCTTTGCTTATCAAGAGCTATCCACCCGTGGGTATGTCTTCGGCAAGGACTACGCCTTGGTGGCCCACGTCCACGACGAAATGCAGGTCGATGCCCGCGAGGCCATCGCTAGCGAGGTCGGGGAAGTCCTGGTCGAGGGCATGAGGCGATGCACCGCTCACTTCAAGTTCCGATGCCCAATCGACGGAGAGTTCAAAATTGGCAACAACTGGAAAGAAACTCACTGACGTTCTCAGCCGCGCTTGGCACGGTCCTTTCAAGACCAAGAGCGACTTCGCCCGAGAACACGCCGACCTCATCGGCATGGCCGCTTCTGACGGCTTCATCACCACCCGCATTGCCACCGGCCTCTATGGCCGCGAGTGGCGCATCACCGCCGCTGGCATCCAGCATCTCCATACCCTTCGCGGCGAAGCCTAAGCCCCGATCTCCCAAGGAAAACCCATGCACACTTCTGACCGCATCATCTGCGGCGTCCTCACGCTGCTCTTCGTTCTCGTTGTCCCGTTCCTCTTCATCGGCTGCATCCTGAACATCATCACCATCGTCACGGGCTTTGCCGAGATGGCCGGGGCCGAGCTTCTCGTTCGTCTCGTCGGCCTCCCGGTCCCGCTCATCGGTGCCATCATGGGGTGGTTCTTCTGATGGCAAGAACCCTCCTGATCGACGCGGACGTTGTGGCCTACCAGGCTGCGGCGGTCTGCGAGAAAGCGACGGACTGGGGGGACGGCTACTGGACATGGCATGCCGATGAGAACGAGGCCCGCGCTAAGGTTCTCGAAGCCATCGACCGGACCATGGCCGAGCTGGACGGCACGGACATCAAGCTTTGCCTGACCGACAGCGAGGGCAACTTCCGCTTCGGTGTCCTGCCTTCCTACAAGGGGAACCGCAAGGCGACCAAGAAGCCCCTGGTCCTCAAGGCCATCAAGCAGTGGCTCATCGACGAGCATAACGCCTACTTCCGGCCCGGCCTGGAGGGTGACGACTGCATGGGCATCCTCGCCACGGCGAACGTCATCAAGGGCGAGAAGGTCATCGTCTCCATCGACAAGGACATGAAGACCATCCCCGGTCTGTTCTGTCACCGCCTGGAGGACGGCATCAAGGAAATCTCGGAAGCCGAGGCGGACTACTGGCACCTCTACCAGACGCTCACCGGGGACGCCACGGACGGCTATGCCGGGTGCCCTGGGGTCGGCCCGAAGAAAGCCGAGGCGCTTCTAGGTGGTGACCCGAGCTGGGCCGTCGTCGTCGAAGCTTTCCAGAAGGCCGGCCTCTCCGAAGCCGATGCGCTCCAGCAGGCCCGCGTTGCCCGCATCCTCCGCGCCTCCGACTATGACTTCAAGAAGAAGGAACCCATCCTTTGGACACCAAGAACCCCAGCCTGATCGCCTTCTATTCGCCTGCGGCTCAGATGGGGAAATCCACGGCAACCCGGCTCCTCAAAGAGGGGCTGGGCTACCGGAACGTAAAGTTCGCGGACCCCCTCAAGGCGATGACCCGCTGCTTCCTGGAGCAGATCGGTGTTCCCCCGGACCAGCTCGAAGACTTCGTTGAGGGCCACCGGAAGGAAGAGCCCCTGACCGAGTACGGTTTCGACGGGCTCACAACTCGCAAGATCATGCAGACCCTCGGCAAGGAATGGGGGCGTGATCAGATCGACCCTAACCTTTGGACCACCATCGCCGCCCGCAAGGCTCGCTCCATCATGTCCGATGGCGACCGGGTGGTTATCGACGACATGCGCTTCCCGAACGAATACGACCTCGTGAAGAACATGGGCGGCGAAGCGTGGTGCGTCTACAATCCCCGTGTGGAAATCCCCGTGTCCGGTCACCAGTCCGAAGGGCTCCTGGCCAACCACGCCTTCGACAAGGCGTTGATCAACGATGGGACGATTGAAGACCTGGAAAAAGCCGTGGTCGGGGCGGTCACCCGCTTCTGATTACCCCTCACCATAGGAGGCTAAATTCCAATGTCTCAATCATTTCCACCCATTCCCGAGGCTCTCATCAAGGAGCTGGAGGCACGCTTCCCGCCGACCTATCCAGACCTCAAGCAGAACGAGCGAGAGGTTTGGGCGAAGGCCGGCGAAGGCCGCGTGGTCCAGTTCCTTCGACATCAATTCGAAGAGCAACACCGGGGACGCCTGAAAAGGTCACCCTAATGTGCAAGACCCCCAAAGTTCCGAAGTCCGAGGCTCCGGCCCCGGCTCCGGCAGCTCCCGCGCCCTCGGCTGCTTCGGCCCAGGGTGATGTTGTCCGTGAAGCGGATAACGACACGTCCGTCCAGAAGGCCCGCAAGAAGGGCCGCAACTCCCTCCGCATCAAGCTCGATGCCGGAAACACGGGCGGCGCAACTGGCCTGAACATCCCACAAGCCTAAGGAACCCAGCATGGCTAAGACCGCTGCTGCGCGCTATGCGCAGCTTGAGCGGCTGCGCCAACCGTTCCTTTCACGAGGCCGAAGCGCAGCGAAACTGACCATTCCCACGCTGCTCCCTCCCGAAGGTCATTCTGGTGACGCCACCCTCCCGACCCCATTCCAGGGCATCGGGGCACGAGGCGTCAACAATCTGGCCTCCAAGCTCCTCCTGGCACTCTTCCCGCCGAACAGCCCCATATTCCGCCTGCTCATTGACGACTTCACGATTGAAGAACTCACCAAGCGCGAAGGCATGAAGGCGCTGGTGGAAGAAGCCCTCGGCAAAGTCGAGCGCGCCGTGATGACGCAGATCGAGGGAGCAGCTATCCGCGTCACCGCCTTTGAGGCGTTGAAGCATCTCATCGTCGCCGGCAACGTTCTCCTCTACCTCCCCCCTGAGGGCGGCATGAGGGCCTTCCGCCTGGACCGCTATGTGGTCAAGCGAGACCCCATGGGGAACGTCCTTGAGCATATCACCAAGGAAACCGTGGCACCCGATACGCTCCCTAAGGCGTACATCGACCGGCTCGGGGCGAACGCCCGCCAGAAATACCAGAACGCCCTAGCGTCCGATAAGACCCTCGACCTGTACACCCACGTCAAACTCGTGAACGGCCAGTGGCGGATTTATCAGGAGGTCGAAGGCGTCAAGGTGCCGGGCACCGAGGGCACCTATCCGAAGGACAAGTCCGCCTGGATACCTCTCCGGTTCACCAAGATCGACGGCGAGGACTACGGCCGGGGCTACGTCGAGGAATACTACGGCGACCTCAAGTCGCTCGAAATCCTCACCAAGGCCATCGTCGAAGGTTCCGCAGCGGCGGCGAAAATCCTCATCTTGGTCAAGCCGAACGGCACGACGAACAAGAAGACAATTGCCGAAGCTCCCAATGGGGCCGTCCGGTCTGGCGATGCCAACGACGTGACGTTCCTCCAGCTCGACAAGTACGCTGACTTCCGCATCGCCAAAGAGACGATGAGCGAAATCTCCCAGCGTCTCGCCATGGCGTTCCTCCTCAACTCCGCTATCCAGCGGGCCGGCGAGCGAGTGACGGCCGAAGAAATCCGGTACATGGCCGGCGAGCTGGAGGATGCCCTCGGCGGCGTCTATTCCATCCTCTCGCAGGAGTTCCAGCTTCCGCTTGTCTCCCGCATCATGTTCTCCCTGGAACGCGCGAGGAAGCTCCCGGCTCTCCCTCAGGGAGTTGTGAAGCCCGCCATCACCACGGGCCTGGAAGCCCTCGGCCGTGGCCATGACCAGATGAAGCTTGATAGCCTTCTCCAGCGGCTCGCCCCGCTCGGTCCTGAGGTGCTGGCCGAGTACCTGAATGTCAGCGACTATATCAAGCGGACGGCAACCGCCATCGGCATCGAGGCTAACGGTCTAGTCCGTTCCGATGATGAAGTCCAGGCCATGCGCCAGCAGAAACAGATGCAGGCGATGGCGTCTCAATTCGTGCCCGAGATGGCCGGCGCTGTCCGAGACAACCTGAAACCCGAAGCCCAAGGATAACCCATGGATACCCCCGAGGTCGCCCCCGAGGCGGCAACGGAGACGTCTGAGGTTGCTACCGTAGTTGAGCCGGAGGCCACCCCCGAGGTGGTCCCGGAGGCTGCGAAGCCGAAGCGTGTCCGCACCAAGAAACCCGAGGAACTCTCGGACCCTGAAACCGCGCCCCGGAAAACCACCGACTGGTCCCTGGGCTTCACCATCGTGGACAACTGATGACCGACCAGACCACCTCCAATGCTACCCCGGTAAGCGCCCCGAACGGACACGATGCCGCCATGGCCGCGAAGTTCGACGCAGCTCAGGCCGCAGTCGCCGCCAATGAGCAACCGGCAGCTCCGGCCGCAGAAGAGAAGCCGGCCGTTCCCGACTGGGTGCCGGAGAAGTTCCGCGCCGCCGAAGACCCGATGAAGGCCATGGCGGAAGCCTATGCCGCCCTGGAGCAGAAACAGGGCGCAGCACCGGAAGTCCCGGCCAGCGCCGAGGAAGCCCAGGCCCAGCTCGAAGCGGTCGGCCTCGACTTCAACGCCTATACGGCCGAGTACGCCGAGTCCGGCGAGCTGTCCCAGGCTACCTATGAGGCCCTCGCGAAGGCGGGCGTCCCCAAGGAAATCGTTGATGCCTATATCTCCGGCCAGGAAGCCCAGGCCGCGCAGATGATCAACGAAGTCCAGGCCGAGTTCGGCGGTGCCGAGGCGTATAGCCAGATGGTCACCTGGGCGGCGACCGGCCTTTCCAAGCCGGAGATCGCGGCCTTCAACAAGGTCATGGATAGCGGCGACGTGGACAGCATCAAGCTTGCCATCGCCGGCCTCCAGTCCAAGTATCGCGCCGCCAACGGCGAGGAGCCCAACCTCCTCAACGGCGACCCGAGCGCCAACGAGGGCGATGTCTTCCGGTCCACGGCCGAGGTCACCGCCGCAATGAATGACCCGCGCTATCGCAAGGACGCCGCATATCGTGCGGATGTCACGGCGAAGCTTGCGCGGTCGAACGTCTTCTAACCCCCAAGGAAAACCATGCAGACCATCCAGGCAATCTTCGAATGGCTGATGGCGAACGCTGACACGGTACTGGCTATCGCCTTTGCTGTTGAAGTCGTCGCCGTCCAGATCGTCAACCTCACGCCCACGACCGTGGACAACAAGGTTCTCGCCGTCTTCCACAAGGCTCTCGTCTTCGTGGCCAACATCGTGCCGAACGCCAAGACCACCCCCGAAGCGGTCGCCAAGGAATAACGGTGTCGTCCCTCGCGCTACTTTTCTGGACCGTCCTCCGCGTCATCGACCTCCTGTTGGATGAGATGGCCCGGAGGAAGGCTGTGAGCGAGGTTCGGCAGGAACAGAAGCAGGTTGATGCAGACGCTGCGAAAGCTGCTGACCAGATCGACGTTGATGCTCTTGCTGGCGAGCTTGATGCTCTCCGTGAGCGGATGCGCGACTACCAGCGACACACCCCTTGAACCCTCCGGTTGCTCCTGGGTCACCCCCTTGAGTTGGCATGAAGCCGATACCGAGAGGACCCAACGAGAAATCTTCGCCCTCAATTTGAAGTGGGAGAAGTTTTGCAAGAACAAGGCTGGCCCGACTTAGGGCCGGTCTCCTCTTCCTGATGATGAAGCAAGTCACACTGCGCTCAAAGCTATGCGCGGTGACGCAAAGGCAATTCCCAAGAACAACACACGCCGACCCATTGCCCCCTGCGGGGGATAACCTTGGCTCTGCTTGTGACGAGTTCGCTGGACAGCCTGATCAACTTCCAAGCTCATCACAGGATACCCATACATGTCTGATGCAAACGTAACCCGCCTTGGCCAGATCAACGGCGCGGGTGCAGTCGATGCAACCTTCGCCAAGACCTACGCTGGTGAGGTTCTCACGGCCTTCGAAGCCTCGACGGTCATGGCCGACCGCCATATGACCCGCTCGATTTCCCAGGGCAAGTCTGCGGCGTTCCCGGCTACCGGCCTGATCGACGCCTACTACCATACTCCGGGCAAGGAGCTGGTGGGTCAGAAGGTCAACCAGAACGAAGTGCTCATCCACATCGACGACCTCCTGGTCTCGGATGCCTACTTCGCGAATATCGATGAAGCCAAGAACCACTACGACATGCGCTCCATCGTCACGACCGAGCAGGGCCGCAAGCTCGCCCAGGTCATGGACAAGCACATCCTCCAGGTCGGCGTCCTGGCGGCTCGCGCCGCAAACGTGGTCTCGGGTCTTCCGGGCGGCTCCATCATCTACCAGAACGAAAGCGGCATGCCGGCATCGGCTGACTTCCTCTCCAACGGCGACCACCTCGCAGCCGCACTCTTCGCCGCTGCGCAGAAGTTCGACGAGAAGGATGTTCCCGAGGAAGAGCGTTACGCCTTCGTCCGCCCGGCCCAGTATTACAAGCTGGTCCAGGCCGAGAAGACCATCAACCGCGATTTCGGCGGCGCTGGTGCCTATTCGGACGGCAAGGTCTACCGCGTTGCTGGCATCGAGATCGTGAAGACGAACAACCTGCCGCGTGCCGTCGTCGCCAACGATACCGTCGAAGCCGGTACGGCCAATCGCTATGCCGGCGACTTCTCCAAGACCGCCATGCTGGTCATGCAGAAGCAGGCCGTGGGCACGGTGAAGCTGCTCGATCTCGGCCTTGATGCTGGCTACGACCCGCGCCGTCAGGCTCACTTCGTCATCTCGAAGTACGCAGTCGGCCACGGCATCCTGCGTCCGCAGGCTTCTATCGAAGTCAGCGCTTCCACTGCGCCGTAATCTACCCACCTACGGGTAACAATCCACCATCAACTGGGGAGTGAGCTTCGGCTTGCTCCCCTTTTTTTCGTCATCCGACCGGAGGCTTGCCCATGTTGGCAGACACCCCAACCACGGTCCTTGAAGCTGTCAACCAAATCATCGCCACCATAGGCGAACCCCCGGTCAACAGCGTGGAGGACAATGGCGTCATCGACGCTGTTATGGCGCTCCAGGCGCTCTCCGCAGTCAATCGCGCGGTCCAGCTTCGGGGCTGGCACTGGAACACCGAAGAGAACTACCCGATTGCCGCGAGCTATCCCGAGGGGGAACTCCGGCTTCCGAAGAACACCCTCAGGGTGGACACCAGCGGGGCGGATGCTGGCCTTGATCTCGTTGTCCGTGGCCAGCGGCTCTATGACCGCAAGAACCACACCTTCGAAATAGGCAAGTCGGTCTCGGTCAACATCGTTCTGCTTCTCCCGTTTGAGGAGCTACCGGAAGCTGCCCGCACCTACATCACCATCAAGGCGGCGCGGCGCTTCACGGAAGGTCAGATCGGTTCCGAGCTGCTCTCCAACTTCACGCTCCGCGACGAGCAGATGGCGCTATTCGCGCTGGAAGACGCCGAGGGCGAGACCGCCGATTACAACATCCTGAACAACAGCTTCATCGTCGAGGTCGCCGGCCGATGACGCTGATTAGCTCGACAATCCCGAACCTCATCAACGGCGTCTCGCAGCAGCCCTATTCCTTGCGGCTGTCCTCCCAGGCCGAAGCCCAGGTCAACGGCTACAGCTCCGTTGTTGAGGGTCTCAAGAAGCGGCCCCCGGCGCGCTTCATCGCGAAGATCAGCAGCGTTCCGCTAGGCCGTGCCTACATCCACATGATCAACCGCGACGTGAATGAACGGTATGTCGTCGTGGTCGCGCAAGGAAACCTCCAGGTTTTCCGCATGGACGGCTCCGAGGTGCCCGTGGCGTTCCCGAACGGGAAGTCCTATCTCACCTCTGCGGCCCCGGATGAAACCTTCGTGGCCGTGACCGTGGCCGACTACACGTTCCTGCTCAACCGCTCGGTGACCGTCAAGATGCAGGAAGACCTAACACCTGTCCGCCCCAAGGAGGCGATGGTATGGGTGCGCCAGGGTGCCTATGGCTTGACCTATGGCCTCACGATTGGCGGCTTCTCCCAGGAGTTCAAGACGCCGGACGGCTCAACCGCAGCGCATTCCGAGAAAGTCGCAACCGACTATATCGCCCAGCAGCTCGTGGATAAGTTCCAGGCGGATGCCACCTTCACCGCCCAGTACACGCTCACGCTCCACGGCTCGACCATCTATGTCACCCGTAATGATGGTGCGGACTTCGCGGTCGAGACCAAGGACGGCCTGGGGGACCAGGGCATCAAGGTCTGCAAGGATTTTGTCCAGCGCTTTTCCGATCTCCCGGCACGGGCCATCCATGGCTTCCGCGTGGAAATCCGGGGGGACAGCTCGTCCAGCTTTGATAACTACTGGGTCGAGTACGATAACCCGACAGGCGGCAGCGCCACGGGTGTCTGGAAGGAAAGCTTTAAGGGCGGCGAGCCGTATCAGATCGATGCCGGAACCATGCCCTTCGCGCTCAAGCGCCTGCCGGATGGCACCTTCTCCTTCGAGCAAATCGAATGGGATGAGCGCAAGGTAGGCGATGCCGACAATATCCCGCCGCCGTCCTTCGTGGACCGGCAGTTGAACGACCTGTTCTTCCACCGGAACCGCCTCGGACTTGTCGCGGATGAGAACGTGGTGTTCTCGCGCTCCGGCGAGTTCTTCTGCTTCTGGCGGTCCTCGGCCACCCAGCTCCTCGACACGGACACCATCGACGTGGCCGTGAGCCATTCCAAGGTGTCGATCATTCGGCACGCTATTCCATTCAACGAGACGCTGCTCCTCTTCTCGGACCAGACCCAGTTCATGCTCGGCGCGTCCGACATGCTCACCCCGTTCACGATCTCCATCAACCAAACCACCGAGTTCCAGGCGTCTCTCCTGGCCAAGCCGGTGGGTGCCGGCCGCAACGTCTACTTCGCCATGAACAAGGGCGCGTTCTCCGGCATCCGTGAGTATTACGTGGACGGCGAGACCAAGACGAACGATGCCGCCGACATCACGGCCCATGTTCCCAAGTACATTCCGGGCGGGGTCACGAAGCTGGCCGCAAGCTCCAACGAGGACGTGCTGGTTGCGCTCACCCCGCAGGAGCCGAACGCGATATACGTCTACAAATATTACTGGCAGGAATTGGAAAAGCTCCAATCCTCCTGGTCGAAATGGACGTTGGCCCCTGGCTCGAAAATTCTCTACGTGGACTTCATCGAGAGCGACCTATGGATGCTCATTGAGCGAAACGGGGAAGTCTCGTTTGAGGTGATCAGTCTCGAAGCCGGTAGGTATGATGAGGGCGTGCCCTTCATGTTCCTGCTCGACCAGCGGGTTACCGAGGAACAGTGCGAGGTGGTCTACCGGGACAGCTCGGACACCACCGAAATCACCCTTCCGTACACCGTGGACGCGGCTTCGACATTCCAGCTCCTTGGCCAAGATGATGGTCCGTACCGTCGTGGCCAGATCATTCCGTTCATTTGGGATGGCACCCGCTTCATTGTGAGGGGCAAGGTGGCCCGGTTCATCGCCGGGAGGAGCTTCGAGTTCCGCTACACCCTCTCCAAGCTGGTGATCAAGGAAGAGGCGCTGGGGGGTGGCCAGATGACTGTTGGTGCCGGCCGCATGCAGCTCCGGCGCATGACGGTGACCTACAGCGATAGCGGCTATTTCCGCGCCGAGGTGACCCCGTACCGGCGAGAGCCATTCCGCTCGATCTTCTCGGGCCGCGTGCTCGGCTCCGGCCAGAACATCCTCGGCACCCCCTCGGTCGAACAAGGCCGCTTCCGGTTCCCGATCTCGGGGCGGAACGAGGACACCAAGATCGAGATCATCAATGACACGCCGCTTCCCTGCGCTCTGCTCTCGGCTGAGTGGGAGGCCACGTTCGTCATTCGCTCGAAGAGGACATAGCATGCTGACCGCACGCCCCTCGACGCCTGAGGATGTCGCTTATCTGGCCCCCAGGCTTCGCCATGCGGACGTGGCGGAAGTGCTTGCCGCAGGCGGGGCGTCCATTGAGGAAAGCCTCATGGATGGCCTCGCTTCGCCGGACGGCTGCTTCACCGCAATCGACGAGAATGGCAACCCTGTCTTGATGTTCGGGACCGCGCCGCACCCTGCCTTATCTGAGGTGGGGTGCATCTGGCTCCTGGCAAGTGACGAGATCGCAAAGCATCGGACGGACTTCCTCAGGAATACCCGCCCATTCGTCGAGCGCTTCCACCAGAAATACCCGCTCCTCATGAACTACACCGACTGCCGAAATACGGTCCACCACCGTTGGCTTCGTTGGTGCGGTTTCAGTTTCATCAACATTGTCAAGGGCCTCGGCCCAGGAGATCACCCGTTCTATGAGGTGGTCAAGCTAAGGAATGACCAATGTGTGACCCCATCACAATAGCGGTCGCCTCGTTCGGTATCGGCGCGGTTCAGACCGTTGTCGGTTACATGGGTGAGCAGTCGGCCGCTAAGCAGCAAAACGAGATGGTCCGCGAGAACCAGCGCAACGCCAACCTCAACGCGGCGCGCGAATACACCGACGTCCAGACCCGGCAAATCCAGGAAGAGGACGCCGCAGCCGTCCAGAAGCAGGACGTTGCGCGTGAAGCCCGAGCCGCCCGAGCGACCACCATGGCCGCAGCCGGGGAAGCTGGGGTGTCCGGCCTGTCCGTTGATGCTCTCCTCGCGGATGTCTATGGCAAGGAAGCCACGGCCAAGGACCGCATTTCGCAGAACACCGGCTTCACCACGCAGAACCTCACGAGGGAGCTGGATGGCGTCAAGGCGAAAGCCCAGGACCGCATCAACTCCATGCCGTGGGCGTCCGGCCCGAGCCCGTTTGCAGCGGCGCTCAAGATCGGCGGTCTCGGCCTGAACAGCTACAGCAACTTCAAGAAATCGGTATAAGCGATGGCAAAACTACCGGGATTGACCCGACAAGATGACCGCCCCTCCCTGGGCGGCGCGAACCGTGGCCGTGTGCAGGTTCGCAACCCCATCGGGGATGTAGTCCTGCAACCGCAGGCTCGCCCGGTGGACACCTACAGCCGGCCTCAGGCCCCCGCGTCGGGGCCGAATGGTCTCCAGCAGCTCGCCGGGGCGCTCGCTCAGATCAGCCCCGCGTTGAGCAACTTCATCGACGTGACCGAAGCGAACGCGAAGAAGGACGCCGAGGACCGCGCCATGAGGCGGATTGGCGGCATGAGCTTTGCCGAGGCGCGCGATGCCGTGGACAGCGGCAAGATGACGGAGATGCAAAACCCGTGGTTCAAAGCCGCCTTCATGCGCCAGTATGGCGAGCGGCTGGCCTACGAGCGCGTCAACGAGCTGACCAAGGAATACGAGACCAACTTCGACAAGAACTCCGGCGACCTGGACAGCTTCATTCGTGAGCGCACAGCCTCTGACCTCCAGCAGTACGGCGAGAACTCCCACTTCACCGGGGCCTATTCGAAGGTCATGGACGGCTTTGCCTCCCGCGCGAATAGCGCCCAGGCCCAGTACCAGACCGAGCAGGTGAAGCAGGACACCGTTAGCGGCGTCTATGACACCTTCCACGGTGAGGCCACGACGATGCGCGCCGATGGTAAAAGCCCTGAGGAAATCGTTACGGCCCTCCGTGGCAAGTACCAGGGCAACCGGGAGCTGCTCCATGTGGATTTCAAGGAGCAGGACCTGGAGATGGTCCGGCTGGCCGAGGCGTTCGCCGCCAAGGGTGACACCGCCATGGTGGATGCCATCCTCAATTCCGAGCGCAAGGGCGCGGACGGAACGGTCCTGGGCACCCTGGCTTCCAATCGGGAGTTCCAGGCGGATGCCGTCCGCATCCAGAATGCCGCCAAGAGGCAGAACCAGGAGCAGGCCGAGGAGAGCACCCGAGACCTTCGGATGGAGTTTTGGGACCAAGCGAGACAGGGCCAGCTCGACCGCGAGAAGCTCCTGACTTGGCATAGGTCGCATGAGGGTGCCTTCACGGAAGCCCAGGTTCTTTCCCTGATCAACCAGAACGACACGTTCAACGAAGCCCAGGCCAAGGAGTTGGCCAAGGCCGAGCATAAGCTCTACCTAGAAAAGACAGCGGCCCAAGCCGAGGAAGATCTAACTTCCCGCAATCTCGAAGCCGCCAAGACCGGGATGCTCCCTTATATCGAAGAGGCGACCGTCCCCACCAAGACCGGCGAAACCAAGACCGTCTCGGTGGATGACCAGAAGAAGGCGGTGGCCAAGCGCATCGTGGATCAAACGGACTGGCTGGTCGAAAAGAAGAAGGCGACCCCTGATCAGGCATTTGGCATGCAGGTGGAGTCCTTCTCGGTCGGGAACCTGACCAACCCGAAGTGGGAGCATGTTCTCGGTGCCGGTCCTAAGGCCGCAGCCCAGTTCACACTCTCAGGTGGCGAAGTCCCTCCGGCGCTCCAGGATAGCGTTGACCTCTACATGAAGCTCCACGCCGCCAACCCGAAGCTCCTGGACACACACATCAAGGACACGGCCGACCGGGACTTCTACGAGGCGTACCGTGTCGCCACTCAGTACGGCCAGCTCGACCCCACGCAAGCGATGCAAGCCGCCATGATGCAGACCTCGGACCCCTCAAAATTCCAGGGGGCTGGCACCCAGCAGCGCTTCGACCAGATCGACCAGCGCGTCCAGTCTATCACGTATGGGGGCATCGCCGGGTGGTTCTCCAGTGCGCCCAAGAACCAAGGCTATGTCGCCAACGAGATCGGCCGTCTCGGGAAGTTCTACGCTCAGAATGGTATGGGCGTGGACGCCGCCCTCGACGAAGCGAAGAAGCGATTTGAGGCCACCCATACCGAGATCGCCGGTAACTTCGTCTACACCGCAGGCAAGGATATCCCCTCGAATTTCGGGGAGATGGCCAAGCATGCCATCGACAAATACGTGGAAGACTTCGGGGAAACCGAGGGTGTCGATGCAGATGACCTCACCATCCGGCCGGCGACCAACGGGAATGGCTGGCTCATCGTCCACCAGACAGGCCAATACCCCGTCGAGAACTCCGCACGGGCGAACCTCAGCCTCCGCTCGCTCTACCAGATGGAGCAGGAGCGCCAGGAGAAGACCAAGCAAGACGTGATCGACGGCCAGTCCGCAAACCAGGACCGCCTCAACAAGGTCCGGCAGGCGCGTGACGCCTACTTCGAGCGGCTCAAGAGCGGCGATTATCCCTATCCATAACGGGCCACCTTCGGGTGGCTCTTGCATTTCCAAGGACACCCCATGGCAAGCTCAAACACCCCGGCGTGGCTCCGGTACTCAAATGGCGGCGCGAAGCGCAACCTCCCGCTAGACTCCAGGCTGGTTAAGTCGCTCGGCTTCCTCGAAGACATGGGCGTCCAGATGGAGGTATTCAGCGGCGGACAGGTAACCAAGGAAGAGGCCAAGGCCGGCAAAGGCCGTCGCACCGGCTCCGTCCGTCATGACCACGGTGGCGCGGCGGATGTATTCTTCTACCAGAACGGCCGGAAGCTCGACTGGGCAAATCCGAATGACGTTCCGGTCTTCCAGGATATCGTTCGCAAGGCCCGCGCCAATGGCGTTTCCGGCTTCGGCGCTGGTCCCGGATACATGCAGCCGGGCTCCATGCACATTGGCTTCGGCACCCCGAGCGTGTGGGGTGCTGGAGGTAATGGGGACAACGCCCCCAAGTGGCTCCAGGATGCCTTCCATGGCGTTCCCGCATCGGAGATCAAGGAGCCCACGAGGCTCACCTTCTCCAATCCTGGGGCGGACGAGGTGCAATCCAAATTCTCCCTCGGCTCCCCTGAGAACACCGTGTCCGTCATGGACGCCACCCAGCCGAGGCTTCCGAACACCCAGGCTGAGGACCGCGCATTCGCCCAGGAGCGCGAGGACAAGCTTCCTGATGTCTCCCTTTGGCAGGGCGTAAAGGATGCGGTGAACACCGACTGGTCTCTTTCTGCCGTCTGGCAGGAGCGGCCGGAGGCGAAGCCCGACCCGAACTTCCGTCTCGACCGGAAGACGCTCGACGAGCTGACCAAGGGCCTCCCGGAGAAATACTGGGACCGCTTCGGTGATGCTCAATCCCTGGCCCATGCCGAGGGAGTGCGGACCTCGCTCGTGAACCAGCTCGAAGCCGAGCAGCGCCTAGCCTCAATGGGCTGGGTCGGCGTGGGCCTCCGGGTGGCCGCAGGCGTGACAGACCCTCTCGCCTGGGCGGCTGCGGCTGGCGTCTCAGTCGCCTCCATGGGCTCCGGGGCACCGGCCGCGATGATCGCAAGGTTCGGCAAGGTGGGCCAGATCGCGACCGCAGCCGCCGAGGGTGCAGCGGGCACCGCCATATCTGAGGGCGTCCTCCAGCAGTCGAAGCCAACGGCCGAGAGCGCCGATCTTTGGTGGGGCATTGGCACGGGCATGCTGCTTGGGGGTGCCTTCGGTGCCATCGCGAAGAACCCGGCGACCGCTGCGGAAGCACAGCAGCTCCAGCGGATTGGCAAGGACTTGCAGAACGGGACGGCCCTTTCGTCGCCCGGTGGGTCTACTGCAGGTGCCATGCAGGTCAACCCGAGGGAACCCCTTCGGTTCGACACGGCGGACATCGTGCGGGACGCCAAGCGGCCGGATGTCTTCCACGCCAAGGGCATGCGGTATGATAGCGCCTATGCGCTCAAGAGTTCCGAGAACGACCTTACGGCGATGATAGGTAACGTCATCGTTGAAGATGGAGCCCGCAACGCCAGCGGCTTGACGCCCATCGGGGCTTCCGAGGTGCAGGCCATGCTTCACCAGCGCGCCGAGGCTCGTTGGGCCTCCTCCAACGAGGCTAACTGGAGGCAGTTCCAGGAGCGGAACCCGGAGGCAAGTCGAGACGAGTTCCAACGGCAGGTGACGGCCTTCGCCCGTGATCGGGACTTGATGGTCGAATACGACCCGGCCGTGAAAGCTCAAGGCGCTGTCCTCCGGGACATCCTGGGCACCTATGCGGAGACCGCCGCCAACCCCGGCCTCATCGACGGTCGCACCTTGCGAGCAGTTCGGGGCTTCGAAGGAATGACGCGGAACGACCACTATGTCCCCCGCATCTTCGACCTCGGGGCCATCCAGGACCACCTTACGCGCTTCGGTCACCGCACGCTCTCCGGCCTCATCGCCCGAGGCATCCGCGAGGTGAACAAGGACATCACCGAGGAGCTGGCCGACAAGTTCGCCTACAACTACGTGCGCAAGCTGCACTCACTCTCTGCCGGCGAACTCCAGCAGATGTCCCGTGCCTTCTCCGGCGAAGACCTGGACGCCCTCAAGGCGAACCTCATCCAGGACACCGACCTTTCCGAGACGGACATCGACGCCATCGTGGGCCACATGAAGCCGGGAAAGAAGGACGGTGCAAGCCGACACGGGAAGAGCCGCGCCTTCTATGACGAGAACTTCGGCCTCATGCTGCCGTATTCCAACGGCCAGCCAGGGTCTCAGTTCGTCCGCATCTCGGACCTCTTCGTCAATGATGCCGATACGCTCCTCCGCAGCTACTCCCGCCAAATGTCCGGCCGCATCGCCATGGCGCGCATGGAGATCAAGAACCCGAAGTGGAAACCAGGTGACGCGGCCGATGAATACTTCGTCCAGGGCGTCACCTCGGATGGCGAGTGGCAAACTCTGATGGACCGCGTGCGGGACGTTGGGGACCAAAAGGGCGTGCAGGGGCAGACCAAGCAGGACATTGAGCGCCTCAACTGGGTCTATGACACCATCGTGGGGAAGCCCACCTGGAATGAAGGGTCCGACTGGAATCAGTTCCTCCGCATGACCCGCGACTACAACTTCATCCGTGTCATGGGACAGGTCGGCTTCGCCCAGCTTTCCGAGTTCGGCAACACGGTCTCCCAGCTCGGCCTCAAGGCTTCCTTCACCAACGTGCCGTCCTTCAAGGCATTCTGGCGCAACGCCAAGACCGGGAAGCTCGACGATGCCCTGGCTCAGGAATGGGAAGACATCTCGGGCGTAGGGGCCGACTGGGTGCGCCACGCGACCCACCGGAGGGAAGACCTCTTCGATAACCCGCTGGACACCTGGAATAGCCCGGTCATGAGGGGGATTGATGATGCCCTTCACAAAGGAAAGCGGGCGGTCTCGGCCATGTCCGGCATGGCTCCGGTCAACACGGCACTCCAGCGCTGGACCGGGCGGGCGATCATGAACAAGTTCGCCTTGATGGCCCAGGGCAAGACTGCGATGAACCCGAGGCGGCTGGAGGCTCTCAACCTGGATGCCCGCCGTGCCGAGGCCATCTACGAGAACATCCGCAACCATGCGACCTTCAAGGATGGCCGGCTCAAGGCCATGAACTTCGACAAGTGGGCCGACCGGGAAGCCGTGGCCAACTTCGAGCTGGCCGCATTCCGCCTCAGCCGCTCCATCATCCAAGAGAACGACATTGGTCAGATGGCCATGTGGATGTCCGCGCCATTGGCCAGGACGTTCCTACAGTTCCGCTCGTTCGTCCTTGCGGCCTACACGAAGCAGACGCTCCAGGGCATCAACTTCAAGGACACGGCGACCGCAGCGGCGTTCCTGACAACCACCTTCGGCGCGTCCATGAGCTACATGGCGCGCACCTACTTGAACTCCCTCGGTCGCAGTGATCGTCAAGAGTTCCTGGAGGAGCGCCTCTCGCTGTCTAACGTGGCTGCTGCTGGCATTCAGAACTCCGCTTGGGCGACGATCTTGCCCATGATCATCGACACGGCAGCTTCCCCGTTCCGCGAAAAGGGAAAGCCGATCTTTGATGCCCGGTCCACCGGCCTTGGCTCAGATGCCATCCTCGGGAACCCTTCGGCCGACCTGCTGGAGGGCGGCTTCAAGGCTCTCGGCGTCGTGGGGCAGTCCATGCACGGCAAGAGCTTCTCCCAGGCCGATGCCCGAAACCTCGCCCGCATCCTGCCGTTCCAGAACCTCAACGGCATAGCCCAGCTCTTCTCGACGATGGTCAGTCCGCTCCCCGAGTGGTCACCGAAGAAGTAGCGGAGCCCTCCCAAACCAAACCCCCAGGCCCTCGTCACGCAATCCGTGGCGGGGGCTTTTCGCATTTTGGAGATACCAATGCCTCTTTCCTACGCCCACTCCACGGGCGATGGTGTCAATCGGAATTTCGACGTTCCGTGCGAATACCTTTCGAAGGCGCATATCAGCGTCAAGGTGGATGGCGTCCCGGTCACATTCTCGTGGCTCGACACCTACCGCCTCAAGACCACCACCGCACCGCCTATGGGCTCGGTGGTCGAAGTCCGGCGAACCACGCCGCGCCAGGAGCGCCTCGTGACTTTCACGGATGGCTCCACCCTGGTCCAGTCCGACCTCAACACCTCGACGCTCCAGTCCTTCTTCCTCTCCCAGGAAGCATTCGACCAGGGCGCGGCCTCCATGGCGGTGACCGAGGACGGCCAGTTCTCCGCCCTCAATCGCCGGCTTGCGAACCTCGCTGACCCCGTGAACTCCCAGGACGCCGTGACGAAGGCATGGGCGCTCAACATGACCAACACCAATGTTGGCGCGGCGGTGGTCGCGAAGGATGCCGCAGTCGTCGCGAAGAATGCATCGGAGACGGCCAGGGCCGGCGCTGAGACTGCACGAACTACCGCCGAGGGTTACCTCAACTCTGCCGTTGCCGCGCGTGATGCAGCCCAGGGCTACCGCGATACGGCCAACACCCACCGGGTAGATGCCCAGGCTGCAAAGGTCGCCGCCGAAGCAGCGCGCACGGGTGCAGAAGCTGCCCGTGATACGGCAAGCACGAAGGCAACTTCCGCTGCTTCCAGCGCCACCGCAGCCGCCCAGTCGGCGGTAGAGGCTGCAAAGTTTGACCCGGCCAACTTCTATACCAAGCCGCAGACCTATAGCAGGACTGAGGTTGACGGCAGGCTGAGTGACGCGCGCGCGCAAACTCTGGCCGATCTTGAGAAGCGCGGTGTCCCGCTCGGGATGATCGTACACTCAGCGGTTCCTTTGGAGACCCAAGGCTACCTCCGTTGCAACGGCCAGCCGTGTACGCCCGTTTGGCCCGACCTCCGCGCGGCACTCATCGCTGCGGGCAGTCCTTTCGGGAACAACGGCGTGGACCCTCTTCTTCCTGACGAGGAGACCGCCAATCGCTTCCGGCGTGCTGCTGGCGGTGGGCTCGCTGTAGGCACGGTGCAAGGGGATGCAATCAGAAATATCACCGGTAGCCTTTATTTCGGCGGCAGTATTTCACCGCTGCGTGCTTCGGATGGTGTCGTTACCGGTGCGTTTAAACGAGGCACCGCGCGTACAAACGCGACGACTGGGGGCACAACGTCGGCAAATGACATTGAGTTTGACGCATCGCTTGTCGTGCCGACCGCTGATGAAAACCGCCCGAAGTCCATCGCCTACCTGCCGTACATCAAGGCATTCGGAGCGATCACGATTGAAGGGATGGCGGACCTGTCCGCGCTCTTCAATGCGCTCGCCACCAAGGCCGAGGCGGAAGCCGGCGCTGACAACACGAAGCTGATGACGGCTCTTCGGGTGAAGGAGGCAATTACTGCACAGGTTGTTCCAGCAACCGGCGTCGGCCAGACTTGGCAGGTTGCAAGCAGGATTGTCGGCACGATCTACCAAAACACCACAGGTCGAGCGATAGCGGTTAGCTACTACGGCACTAGCGCCTGCATGCTTCAAGTTTCAACCGACAACGCTACATGGGTAGACCTCGCATCTACCGCGTTCACCGCTACGAACGCTATCATTCCGCCTGCGCACTACTACAGATTTAACGGGGGAACTCTCAGCTTTGTAAGGGAGCTACGCTAATGGAACGCGGTTTTTTTCACGCCGAACTCGGCTATTGGCAGACGACCGGCGATGTCCCGGCAGAGATCCTATCCGGCTACCCGGAAGGCACCGTCGAGGTGCCTCTCAAGCCGGGGGCTGACTACGATTGGCAGGACGGCGCGTGGGCATACGTTCCACCCCCGGAACAGCCCGAGCCTGTACCCGAGGAAATCTCTCGACGCCAGTTCTACCAGGCGCTTGCTAAGGCCGGGAAGATCACCAAGGAGGAAGCCCTCGCAGCTATCCAGTCTGGTGCCATCCCGGCCGCTCTCCAAGTCCTCATCGACGGCATGGCAGATGCCGAATCGGCCTTCGACGCGACCATGCTCCTCGCTGGGGCCACCACCTTCTACCGCTCGCACCCCCTCGTGCTGGTTATCGCCATCACCCAGCAGATGACGGAGGCCGAGGTAGACAACCTCTGGAGGGCCGGTAGCGCCCTCTAACGGAACCCTCATGGAACCCCATAGCAACGACACTCTGGTCGCCCTCGGGCGGCTGGAGGGCAAGCTCGACGTGCTTGTTTCGAACCAGTCGCAGCAGAACTCCCGAGTTGACGGCATCGAGAGCCGGACCACGCGCCTGGAGATCGACGTGTCCACCATCCAGGCAACCCGTGCGCAAAGCCGGGACTGGGTGGCCACGGCCATCTCGGTAGTGGCGGCGCTCGCGGCCCTGGCTGCAATCGCAACCCCCTTTATCGGAGGAGCCCATGGCTGACCTCGCGAAGCTCATGAACGATCTCCATGCCGCCCTGGCGCAGGAGCTTTTGGACCGCGTGAACGGAGGCGAGGCAACCGCCTCAGACCTCTCCGTGGTCCGGCAGTTCCTCAAGGACAACGGCATCGACAGCGTGCCCAAGAAGGGCTCGCCCCTGGACCAGCTCAATCGAGCGACGAACCTCCCGTTCACCGAGGCGGATGATGACCCCGTAGCGGGACACCTGCCGAACTAACACAGCCGCACCAGGAAGCGTTTCCGAGGGGTGGGTAGGCCGAAGGGCTTGCCTGCCCCTTTTGCTTTTCCTGGGCGAACCTCAGGCCACCAATGACAATCCAAGAAGAACTCAAGTCGGGCACAGCTCTTGCCCCGGCTGACCCGGTGCTGCGCGACTTTCGGAACTTCCTGTTCCTGGTCTGGAAGCACCTCAATCTCCCTGAGCCGACAGACGTTCAATATGACCTTGCCCAGTATCTCCAGAAGGGGCCGAAGCGCTCCGTCATCGAAGCCTTCCGTGGTGTAGGCAAATCCTGGGTAACGTCGGCCTTCGTCTGCTGGCTCCTCCTCAACAACCCCCAGCTCAACATCATGGTTGTCTCCGCAGCGAAGGACCGTGCGGATGCCTTCTCAACCTTCACCAAGCGCCTCATAGCTGAGATGCCCATCCTGGAGCACCTCAAGCCCGGTAAGGGCCAGCGTGATTCGAACATCGCCTTTGACGTGGGGCCGGCCGGCGCTTCGCAGTCGCCCTCGGTCAAATCCGTGGGCATCACGGGCCAGCTCACCGGCTCTCGCGCGGACGTGATCATTGCGGACGACGTGGAGAGCTTGAACAACGCCATGACATCCACCATGCGCGACCTCTTGGCCGAGCGCATCAAGGAGTTCGACGCCGTGCTGAAACCTGGCGGGCGGGTGATCTACCTCGGCACACCTCAGACGGAGATGTCCATCTACAACCGGCTCCCCGAGCGTGGCTACGAAATCCGCATCTGGCCGGCCCGCATCCCAGCCGACCCCGACAAGTACCAGGGCCGCTTGGCCCCGTTCGTCATGCGGATGATACAGGACGGCTTCGGCCCCGGCACTCCGGTGGACCCGAAGCGCTTCCACGACCTCGACCTTCTGGAACGCGAGGCGTCCTATGGCCGCTCCGGCTTCGCCCTCCAGTTCATGCTCGACACCAGCCTGTCCGACCAGGACCGCTACCCGCTCAAGTTCCGCGACCTCATGGTGACCTCGCTCGACCCGAGGATGGCCCCGGTGAAGCTCATGTGGGCCTCGGACCCCGAGAAGCGCCTAGACCTTCCCATGGTCGGCCTCCAGGGCGATGCCTATCACCGTCCCATGTGGATGGCCCCCGAGATGGCCGAATATACCGGCTGCGTCATGGCTATTGACCCCTCCGGCCGAGGTAAGGACGAGACGGCCTATGCCATCGTCAAACACCTCAACGGATGGCTCTACGTGGTCGCCAGTGGCGGTTTCAAGGACGGCTATGGGGAAGCTACCCTCAAGGGCTTGGCGCTCCTGGCGAAGAAGCACGGGGCAAACAAGATCATCGTCGAAGCCAACTTTGGTGATGGCATGTTCACCCAGCTCCTCAAGCCGGTGGTGTCCCGCATCCACGCTTGCGAGATCGAAGAAGTCAAGCACAGCCAGCAGAAGGAGCGCCGCATCTGCGACACGCTGGAGCCGATCATGAACCAGCACCGGCTCGTGTTCGACCAGGGCGTCATTGAGCAGGACCACAAGGGCACCCAGGAGCCCATCCGGCAGCTCATGTACCAGATGAGCCGTATCACCCGTGACCGTGGCTCCCTGGCCAAGGATGACCGCCTGGACGTGCTTGCCATGGCCGTGGGCTACTGGTCCGAAAGCATGGCCCGTGACACCGACAAGGCGCACGAGGAGCACCTGGAGGGTCTCCGGGATAAAGCCTATGAGGAGTTCATCGAATTGTGCCGGCGAAACAGCGGGCATGAAATGGACGAGGAGCCTTCCTGGCTCAATTAAGATCGACTACAGGTAGGGCGTAATCTCTACCTGTTTTTTTTTTCGGGGCTACCGCGTGCGCTACTTCTTGTCCGCTATCGTTCTGCTTTTCGCCACGCCATCGTCGGCGTACTTTGTGAGTGGGAACGCCTTGTGGGATAACTGCCAGGGGAAAGACCTGTTCTGCATGGCGTTCATCCTCGGGGCTCACGACACCTATAAATCCTTCCCGAAAGAGAAGGAGCTGTTCTGTACACCGCCCGAGGTGACAGGTGGGCAGGTACACGATATCGCCAAAAAGTACCTTGAGCAGCATCCAGAAGAGCGCCATATGCCGGCCTCGTTCCTAGTCATCCGCGCGCTCCAACTGGCCTTTCCCTGTCCCGAATAGGCCAAATCAATTACCCCTCACCATAGGAGGAGGCCCCTGTTCACATACTATAGGTATGGGTATGATCAGGCCCATGCTTGCATCTGGTGAATCGAGATCATAGGGATGGGAGACCATCATCATGTGCTAGGTCTCTGTAATGCCATCCCCCGATCATCAACCCCCTAAGCCATCCTTCTTTGAGGAAGCCTATCAATCCTTTGCCCAGCCTATTCGCTGGTGGTGGAAGCTTCCCCGCAACGAGTGGAAGTTCTGGCTCATTGGTATCGCTGCCGCGTGGGTAATCATCGGCATCCTCTAGCCGCGCAGTTTTTGCACCTTCCCCTTTCTCGGGCTCACGCCCTCGCAAGGGGAAGTCAAGCAACCATCACACGCAATCGAAAGCAGCCCGGTAGCCCTGGGCGCTCTTGAACTTGGCACTCCGGCCATACTTCTGGCAGTGCTTCTCGGCCACCGGGAAGGCATCTAGCTCATTCCAGACATTCGAGATCATCACGCCTTCTTTGTTGCCGACCGCACGTTGCCCCACCGGGGAGCCATAGACGTTCGCCTTGGTCGGCTCGGTGGAGGTCTGGCATCCCGCCAGGGTGAGCATGGAGAGAGCTAGAGGTAGCGCGAGGTGTTTCATGGGGGCTCCTTAGGTTGCGGCCTTTTTACCGCAAAAATCCGAGCCGGCAATCGATAGAAAGGAACCGCGCGAGCCCCCCGTGGCCCCCTCATTTTCACCCATGGGCGGCGCGTGGTGCACCCTGTCTTGCCACGGGATACGCCACAGGGGTCTTGAAGCCCCTGCAATGCGGGCATTCCAAAGAGACTAAGCATCCCATGATGGTGCCTGAGGGTGGCCGGAGGGGTGCATTAGGCAAGCGCGGGGCCATTGCCGTGGCTGTTTCTGTCTGTCTCTCTTTGTCGGGGTGTCTACCTGTTTTCCCTATGTCGCCCTAATGCCCACCCCAGGCCCGCCCATGGTGCCGCCTCAGGCCCGCCTCAGGTAAACCACAAGCTGGCTTTATGCCTGCCACAAGCTCACCACGTCGAAAATAAAAGCGATTCCAAACAGGTAGTTAGCCCGAAAACCACGGGAGACTGTCTGTTTTTTTCATTTCCACTATTGCCAACATATGCAGTGGTGGATATGTCTATTGGCACCGAAGCGGAGACGCCGAGGGGCTGGGCCGGTAGGCCGAGGGTTCTTTGACAATCGAATAGGTACGGGGATGGAGCTTCCCCGCTGATGAGGCCAAGCATGGCCGAAACCAACACATAGGAGATGCCCATGGCTCGCCCTTACTTCACCTTGGCAGTCCGCGAGGATGGCCGGTGGTTTCCTGAGTTCGGCGCTTATGACCGCGAGGACGTGGTGTCTGAAATGGACGATTACCACTACCACGGCACCAAGCGGAAGGACATGAAAGTCTTGAAGCTGGCTGACGCGAGGACGAAGACAATGGAGGCAGCTATCGCCGCCCTCAATGGCAAGCCGTGCGCTTAACCATCCACTATCGGGAACATACCCATGAAAGACTACATAGACGCAAGCTGGGTCATCGTGGACCGCGCCACGGGCCAGCCAGTGCTTGAAACTTTCGATTTCGAGCTTTGCCAGTTCGTGAATATCCAGCGCTTTCAGGTCGTGCCGATCATGGCATGGCTCCAGCACCTCAACCATCAACGATAGCGAAACCTAGCGGCCACCTCAGGCCGCAACGGTCCTCCATGGGTCGCGCCATGGGGCTGATGAGCTAGCGCAACAGGTAAGCAGGGTGGCCCCTGCGATCTAGCCGGAAGGTGCCGACGATACAGGCCGACTTGTTGGGAGAAAGTGCCATGACAGCATGGACCTTCACCCTTAGCTGGAAAACGAAAAAGGCCACGGTGCGGCTCACCGTGACCCTTTATTTCACCCTCTAGCGAAAGGGGCCGGGGGGCCTTAGGGCTCCTCGGTTCCAACAAGATAGCTCAAAACCTCTAGCTATCAAGGGCATTTAGATGAGTGAATATCGATACACCCGGTACGCCTTCAAGGATGGCACCCGGCATGAAGAGCTTTGCACCCTGACATCCGGCGACGTGATCGTGAGGACCGGCAGGGACAACCGCGCGGCCTTTCTTGAAATGGTCAATGGCTGGAACCGCGCTGGCCTCGTGGGCGTGCCGCATGGCGGGCCTGTCTACGTCTTTGTAGCGGAGGACTGAGCTATGAAGGACGAAGGCTGCAACGGCTGGACGAACCAAGAAACATGGGTCGTCAACGCATGGCTCACCAACGAAGAGCAGATTTACCATCTCGCAACATCCCTCGCGGTCGCCGCGCCGAATGCGCTGGTAGCGGGTGAGAACGTCAAGGCGCTGGTGGAGGAGATCGCCGCCAACTGGTTCGGGGACACCCGGCCGGGGATGATAGGCGACTTGCTCAATGCGGCCATGGCGCGCGTCGAGTGGGCCGAGATCGCAGCACATTTGCGCGATCACTAATCCACTTCTGCACAACATTGCGAAACCGGGAGGAAACTTCCGGTCGCCCTGGGGTCGCGCCCTGGGCCTGATGAGCAGCGCAAGAGGAGCAGCATGCAAACCTATTATGACTACGCAACGCCCGCGCTTGCCGCTGGCGCTATCCAGATGCGGAACACGAGATGGCGGTTGCCGGACGGTGGGACCGCTTATTCCGCCGCTGATGTTCTCCACGAACTGGACCTAAAGCCGGTCAAGGTGGAGCCGCCAAAGGGCCGGACCTTCAAGGCCATCCAGAAGACTGTCCGGAACGTGTCTGCTGATAGGGGCATTGGCGGGCGGGACCACTACGCAATGCGGGCGGTTCAATACATGCTCAAGATGAGGGGCGTCGATACCACCCACCGGCAAGACCCCTATGGATGCACGAAGCGCGTCCGGTGGGACAAGGCCGAAGATGGTTCAAACCGCGTCCGGTTCGTCGAGATCGAGGGCGAATGGCTGGAGGTTCCACACTGGGACTTCGTGCCGAAGATGGAGCAGCTCTCATGAGATACGCTCCCACAATCGACATTTGGACCCTCTCGGAAGAACAGCGGGCACGCCTGCCGGTCGGCCAGTGGGTCACCACGGGCACCGAAGGCCCCAAGGGTCGCTTCCTCGGCGCTGGTCGGGGGACTGAGGTGGTCGCATGGCTCGGCAATGCCCGCGCCTCGAAAGACTACCGGGGATACATGGCGACCCTGCGCGATTATGCCCGGTCGCTCTCCGGTGGCCGCGAAGGTTCGTCGATGTTGCACCCGTAGACGCCCACGATCTCATTGGCCTTGCCGGTGCAGATATAGCAGGGCGTTTCGCAGCTCGCGCTGCATAGCAGCAGCGCAATAGCTGACCGCGTGGGAAGCTGGCATTCTCGCCTCAGGTGGAGCCCCACGAAATAAGCCGTGTCGGGCGTCAAGGTCACCTGCTGACCCCGCTTCGCTCTCGCGATGATCATTTCGGCCAACTCACGTTGGGTTTTCCAGCGCCTATCTTTCATGAATAAATTCCTAATCCGAGAACGGAGGAGGAACAAGCAAAAACCGAAACCGGCTCTCACGGGCCGGTCGCGTGGCTTGGCATGCTGCGCCTGATGATGGTTGCCAGATGACAGGAGAAATGATGACACAGACGCCTTTCCTCGCATGGTGGCGGCTCAACTGCCCCACGTCGGCCCTCGGTGACGCCTTCGCGGCCTATCAGCTCTCCCGAGGTGCGGCATGATTCCGCTCGCCTCCGGCCGCTTCCGCAAGTACCGCACCCGCCGCCGCAAGCACTTCACGCTGGTCTATTTCGTGGATTGCCTGACCGGTCACTTGGTCGCACTTCCGAGCTGTTGAGTAGCCATTCCTCGGTATTGCTCGGCCGAGACCCAACTCGCTATATCCACCTCCGGAATGATTCCCGATGGCGAGAAGATTGGAAGGCAGTTGAAATGATCGGAATGGAAATTCACCTCCCGGCTGGTCGGGAATGCTTCATCGAAATCCGCAAGGAGTGGGTGGGCTTCGGCACGGCCGGGAGCGAAGAAGACCGGGAGATTTACCTCGGTTTTGCTCAAGCGGTGGTCTCGCGAAAGCGCGGATACACCGGAACAATCAAGGGACAGCGGTGGTTGTTGATCGCCGCTTTCCTGTGCGGCTTGGCGGTCCCTATGGACTACGGCGAGGCCACTAAAGCGGTCGGGGACTGGACGTTCGCCGCGCCGGTCGCTCACGGATACGCCCCGCAAAAGGAAAACAGCCGGGAACAAGGGGCTGGACAACGGTGAACCACAATGATCTATCCATGATCGGATAGATTTTCATTGACGATTTTACAGGAGAGGACCATGACGAGCCCGACCGAAACCAGCAAGCGCGATGCGGCCTTGATTGTCTCGCGCGTCATCAACATGCTCCGCACCCTCAGCCCCGATATGCCCATGCAACAGGCGGATGTTCTCCTACAGGTGGCGTTGAAACCCGGCGTCACCATGGCGGACATCACCAAGTTCACGGGGCTTTCTCAGTCGTCCGTATCCAGAAACGTTCAGGCCATGTCCAAGTTTCACCGGCTAGGCAAGCCGGGGCTGGACCTTGTTGAGGCGGTCATCGACCCTCGGGAACCGCGCCGCCGCCTCATCTTCCTAACGACGAACGGGAAGTCCTTCATAACGAAGCTCATGCGCAACGTGGACGCCTCGTATTCCATCGACCGGGAAACCGATGCCCGCCTCGAAATCGAGCGGATGCACAACGAAGCAATGGCCAAGGAAGAGAACACCTCGACCCGTGGCCGGGCCAAGAAGCCAGTCTAAAGGGGCTGGTGCTCGCAGCCGGACTCGAACCGGCAGGCCGTTAGGCGGCGCATTTTAAGTGCGCTGTGTTTACCAATTTCACCATGCGAGCGGCAACCGGAGCGGTATGCCGAGCGCTTCCGCATGTCAACTAGGAGGCTGGAAATGGCAGCAAAACGGGGGTCCTCGTGGGAGGGGACCGTGAACCACAAGGGGCAGCGGTATCGCCGCAGCTTCGCGACCGAGCAGCAGGCGGATGCCTGGGTGCTGGAGAGCAAGGCCAAGCTCATCCGGGGTGAGCCCGTGGACATGGGCGAGAACGTCCAGACGAAGCGCAAGGGGAACCTTCCTTACACTTTGGACGAGCTGGTGCGGCACGTCTACGAAACCCACTGGGCACCCATGGCGGGCGGCGAGAAAGCCCTCGTGAATGCCAAGTCCATCATCGGGGTCATCGGCGCTCACCTGCCGGTCCACAAGGTCGGCAAGATCGAGATCGACAAGGCGCGCGCCCAGTTGCTCTCCGGGGGCAACTCGCCGGCCACCGTCAACCGCAAGCTGGCGGCACTCTCGAAGGCCCTCAGCGAGGCGGAAGACCTTGGCGTCATCGAGCGCAAGCCGAAGATGACCCGCTACAAGGAAAGCGAACACCGCGTCCGCAGGTTTACGGCGGATGAAGAGCGGCTGGCGCTGGCCTTCTTCGACCGCATCGGCAACCAAGACATGGCCGACTATCTGGTCCTGTCCGTCGATACCGGCATGCGCCAAGGTGAGGTGCTGAACTTCCGCTTCTCGGATGCGCAGGATGGGAGGGCGACCGTTTGGGGCGTAGGGGCTGGCGAGCAGCGCACCAAGTCCGGCAAGAGCCGCACCGTGCCGCTCACGAGCCGCGCCCAGGCTGTCATTGACCGTCGCCGCAAGGAGACCAACGGCAAGGCTGTCTTCCCGAACCTGAACAAGAATCAGGTCTCGCATTACTGGGGCCGCATGGCGGAAGCCCTCGGTCTCGACGAGGACAAGCAGTTCGTCCCGCACATTCTCCGTCACGAGTTCTGCTCGAAGCTGGCGGCGAACGGGGAGAATGCCGTGGTCATCCAGAAGCTCGCTGGTCACTCCACCTTGGCCGTCACCCAGCGCTATGTGCACCTCTTCGGGGGCGAGTTGGACGGTGCCATTGCCCGCCTTGAGAAGCCCGAGGAGGGCCTCAGGGGAACCAAGGCAGACATCGTGATCGTGGATGAAGTCGAAGCGTTGTCGCGGGCTCTCGCCGCGCTTCCGAAAGAGCAGCTCCAAGCGCTCCTTTCTACCATCCAGAAATAA